GCTGTAGACATGGCGAGGCCAAGGAAGACACCGATGAAAGTGGAGATCGGGCCTATCGAGATCTCCACGCTTGACCCAGGCGAGGCAATCGAAAAGATCCGGGAGCTAGCCCATCCACGCCTGATCATCACTATCGAAGGCGAAGGGCCACTGGAGATCATCCAGCGGGTCAACGAGATCAACGACAGCCTCGGTTCGATCACATACGCAAACGAGATGCTGCCGATGCCTGATCTCACCTGCCCCACCTGCGGAACGAAGCTCTAGTCACAAGCCTGTTAGAGCGCGCACACGCGATCATCAGCCAGGGTGTGCGATGGTGGGTGCAGGCCGCGGCGGGGGTCCGTACGCAACCCCTGCCGCGGTCCCCCCACGGTCCAAAACGACAGCTACCTGAGGAGGTAGGCATGTACGAAGTCACGGTCCGCATCGAGACCACGCACGAACGGGATGCCGTTCGTCAGCAGGTCGAATCGGCACTAGCCGCCACGGACCACGGCTACCTGTACGTCGAGGTCATCCGCTGCCGCACCACCACGCTGCGGGAAAACGTGCTACAGGAGATGGAGGTCTAGCAATGGCTGCAAGCGAGGTCCGCAAAAACAAGCTGCTCGACATGGAAAGCGGCCAGCACCTGTTCGATGTCACAGTCGAGACCGTCATCGGGTCCGTACACAGCGGAGGCCTACTCAACCCGATGGAAGCCGCATTCATGCTGATCGGCAGCAACGCACAGCAGATCGAGGCCGGACCCAACGGCTTGCACTACAGCTTCCCCGGCCCCGCCGAGAACGACAGGATCGAAGTCACCGTCCACTGCACCAACCCACGCACAGACAGAGGGGAGTACCTGAACGACTGAACACCGTACGAGCGCTTGTCTGAATGTCAGCCAGTGTTGACATGTCATACACGCGCGCACGTTGACAAGGGCAAGAGCAGGAGAAAGAGCACGAAGCCACAAGCCTGTTGGAGTGCGTACGCAGGATCGTCTGCGAGGACGTGCGATGATGGGTCTGCCGCTGGCGATACCCGCCGCGGCCAATGTCCGAAGGAGGACGCTATGGGGCTGACACTAAACGTCAGCGCAGTACGGTCCGCGCGTAAGGCTACGCGGATCGCGCAGGACCTGGTGGACCGGCTGGTGGAGGACCTGACGGGGCTGGTTGCGGGAACGGTCGCCGTTTCCGGTCTGACGTACGACCCGTCCAAGAAGGGAACCGCGGGAAGCGACGGGTACGCATACCGGGAAGCCGTCGGGCTGGTGTTGGTCGGCGCGGTCCCGGTCCCGAAGGAGGCCTACCCGCTTCGTTCGGTCGTTCGCCCGGTCGGTCCAATCGTCGAAGCTTTGAAGCCGCTTGCACTTGCGGCATCGGGCATCGAGGACCTGCCGGAGGATGCAGACGCAGCCGCGCGTAAGGCGCACAAGGCGCAGGTGCAGGAGGCCTACGCTGCACATATCCCTGCCCCGTACCTGACGGCCCCGTCGGACCACCTGACGTGGATGCTGCAGGTCCTCGCATCGGATACGTCCGATGCGTAGCGGCCGCCGCATTGTCGTCACTCCCGCAGTAGTGCGTCAGCCGGTCCGCGGCAACCTCGCCCGCGCGTTCGGCTAGACCACAAGACAAGGACCGGACCCCCCAGGGGTTCGGTCCTTTTTTTGTGTCTCGTGACGGTCCGTGGGGTGAAGGGGCATGGGCCGTGGAGAAAATCAAAAAAAACGCTCTGGTACACACGGCTGTTCTTCAAGCGCAGTCCAGGATGCCCACCCCCCTACCCCCCTCCCGCTTTCTCAAGCGAGGGTTGCCCGAACGCGCTTTGGTGGGCCGTTCGATGGGGCTTCTCGTAGTTCGGGCTGCCGTACCCGTGGTAGCTGACCGTTGACCCAGGCGCGGGACCAGACCTATCTCGGGTCTGGCGCTAGGGCTGCTGAATGCTGGTCGGCTTCAACACGCGACTGCCACCGTGACAGACGGGTCGGACGTATGTTCTCTGCGAATGCTCTGGTGCGACGGCTAGTCGAGGATGCCGCTGACGTACAGCTTCACTGTCTGGCCTGACTTCAGGACGTTGCTCTTGTTCATTTCCGCGAGCAGGATCGACGGCTTGTTCATCTGCGCGGTGATCGCGCTCTTGTAGGTGAGCAACGACCCGTTCATCAGCTCGGCGGTGATCCCGTCGTACGGGAGGTCGTCTGCGCCGTGGGCACGCGCCACCCTCACGTAGGCGGACAGCAGGTAGTTCTGCCGCGGCTTCGCTGTCACAAGCGACCGGATGAATGCCTCATCCAGGTAGGGGTTCGTCAGGTCGTCCATCTATGGTGCCTCCTATGAAGTTGCCACCAGGTCAGGGTAAAGGGCTGATCGAGGACCGCCGCCACGGGAACACGACGCGGACCTCTTTCGAGTTCGGGTCGGGACCGATGGGGGAAGTGATCCGGGACAGCAACCCGGCCCCCCGGCACTACCCGCAGTCGAACATGCAGATCGACCCGACCTGGGGCTGGGGACGGAAAACACCTGATGTGGCTGCCAGGGCTAGGAAGCGGGTTTCTGATCATTTCTCACGGTCGTTGCGACCTGTGAAACCGCACGGGGGGTAGCGCGGATCGCTTCGGCCACACCGGGCGCGAAGCTGAACACCAGCTCGTATTCGCCCCGGTAGCCGGTGGGCCTCAAATGGATGCCGTGGTAGGCGAGATACTCGTCGTCCCACTCGTACAGGCGGACAACGACACCGCGGAAGAAGACGGTCACGACCCGGACCCCAGGCCCAACTGCGGGTACGGGGTCGGCGGGTCTCCCAGCACCTTGTCGATGTCCCTCTCCAGCAGCCAGCATTCGTTGCTGATGTCCGCGCGGATCGCCTCGCTGTAGCGGACCCCGATCTCGGGGGCGAACGCGGCACGGCGAATCGCCATCAGGCTGCCTGTGCGGACCTTCTTCAGGCACTCGGCCAGCTCTGCGTTGCGGTCGCGGGCCGTGTTCAACTGCATCAGCGCGTTGTCCAGGTTGTCCTTCAGCTTCACGCACTTCTCCGCCAGCTCGGTGCGCTCCTGCTGAAGCTGTCTCACGGCGTCGGTGATGAACGCCATGTCCTCCAACGACTTCTCGACCTTCTTTTCGATCTCGTCGAGGTCCCCGAACACGGCTTCCATCGTGTCTACGTCGAGAACCACCCGCCCAACCTGTAGATCAGCTCCACTGGTCTCCCTGGACACTTCACTCGCCTCGGGGTGTCCTTCCCCGCCTTCCGAAAGTGTTGCCATTCTCCCAGCTCCTCGTCTATGTCGTTTTTCTCGCAGACCGGGCACCAGCGCACGGTCACCTGCATTGGGGGCATGGGGGCGTCGTAGCTGACCGACGCCCCCTTGCGCTTCCCCACCTACTTGACGACGGCGACCTTGACCACGTAATCGTGGCCGGGGTCGCAGCCCTTGCCGTCGTAGCCGCCCCACTTCACGTTGCCGCCGTTCGACACGCACAGGTAGCCAATCGCGTTGCCGATGCCGCAGCCGCTAGGCGTCGGGTACGTGTGCGGACCGGACTTCAGGCTGTGTGCTGCCTGACACGTCCCGTCCTTGCCGTCCTTGCCAGGAGGACCAGCCGGTCCAGCAGGTCCAGCAGGGCCAGCGGGTCCCTTCAGACCGTCAGCGCCCTTCGCACCTGCCGGACCAGCCGATCCCTGACCGCCTGGACCTCCAGCGGGACCCTGAGGTCCGGCCGGTCCCTGCGGACCCTGCGGGCCACGCGGCCCGGAAACAGCCAAGCCAGTCTTCGGGTCCTCGGTCGGGCGGCACTTCTTGCCGAACGCCACCGACCTGACCACCCCTGCGCGCAGAATGCCGCGGAGGTTGGGCACGTTTGCCTTGCCGACACAGAACGGACCGGCAAGACGCTTGCCGTCGTCCGACTGCGCGGCCTGGACGGTGCCCACAAGCACCACCGCCAGCACCACCGCAGCCACGAACAGATGGATCCTTCTCACTTCGACCCTCTCGTTAGGGTGCAATCCGCACCATTTGACCTACACACGCCCTGGCTTTGCAGATGCGCGCTCGAACCTTGCTCCATGTCCGGTTGGCGATCCTGTCCGCCTCCGGCTCGTCGAAAGTCCTCCCTTGCTCCTCCTGCCACACATGCGCCAGCTCATGGGCCATCACCCATGCGCCGAACTGCGTACCGATGTTGTTGCAGGCGAGCGGTCCTAGGATGATGTCTTTGCGGACCGGGTAGTAGTACGCGGTCGCCGTTGCAGGAACGTTCTCTTGCTTCAGATGCGCCTGCCACTCGGCCTGGTTGCTGTGGCAGTAGACCTGGACGCCGAAGACCAGGCTGATCACCGGCATAAGGAACACGCTCAAAGCCCCTCGTCTTCCGCAACCTGGACGGTCACCTTCAACCGCTCCCCGGTCTTGATGCTCTCGACCATGAAGTACGACAGGTACAGCCCGTCCTCCATCATCGGTTCAGCGGTGCATCCCATCACGTCGCTGACCTGGATCATCCCTCCGATCAGTGCTCCAGTTACCAGTGCTTGAAAGTCCGTCACGTCTTCTCCTTCATCGGGTGTCCGGGCGGAAGCCCGTACCAGTCCTCGTCGCTATGTCGATAGTCGTACGGCGGTAGGACGACAAGGTTGATCTTCTTCGCCATCGCCACCGCGTTCTCTGGGTCCTTTCCACCCCCAGCCAGCCAGGTCTGAATGAACAAGGACTCGGGTAGGTCTCCCATCTGCGCCAGGTGGCAGGTGACACCCGCCGCCAGGATCCCCAAGCGGTCGAAGATGCACCGTTCCGAGAATGCGCCCCGGAAGATGTCCACCACCTGATAGATCCAGCCGTCCTCCTTGCGCGCCGTCATCGTGTTCGTGATCGTCTTCGTGCCGAGGTTCAAGCAGTTCTCGCAGCCGACATCGACCGTGAAAGAGTCTGTCAGGACGTTCTTCTCGACCGACCACACAAGGTCGTGCCCCTGGTCCTTGCAGACCGACACCAGGTCCTGCATCAGGTACTCCAAGGTGGACGTTTCAAGCGACACGGCGAACGCGCTGATTAGCGGCTTCGGTTCGTGCTTCGGCTTCCAGGGCACCTGCATGGCTTTCCTTTCGGCATAGATGCCCCCCTGCCGGGGGGGTCAGGAGGGGCACCTATGCTGTCCCTGCTAGGCAGGAACCTTCTCGCGGTCGGGAACAGGCTCCGGTGTGTACTCCGGGGCTTCCACCGGGTCGTCTTTCCGGTACGGATCCTCGACCGGCTCGGTCGTGAACGGTTCACCCTCTTTTCCGATTTCCACTACATGACCTCCTTCGGGTTGATCACCAGCGTGGTCGCCAGATCGACAGGCACGTCGTAGGACTTCTTCAGCGGGGCCACCATCTGCCAATGCTCGTACGGGACCAGGATGGACTTGATCCGCGCCTTGCTTGCCCTCCACCCCTGCGACCCAGGGATGACCTTGCCGACCATTGCGACCTCGCCAATCACAACATTCTGGTATTCGCTGTACACACCGTACTTCAGGTTGACAAGCTGCTCCCGCGTCTTCGCTGCGTAGATCCCGCAGGTGCAGTTCTTGCCGGGGACCCCACCCTCGACCTTGTGGTCGTGGTGGTTCGGGCACTCAGCGATCATCCAGTCGTCGTGCGGCCAGACCGAATCGCGCGTTGCCGACACCAACTCGACACCGCCAGGGGTCGTCTTCGAGAGCTGGCACTTCCACGCCCTCCACGCGACCACTTCACCGATCTTGTCGGGGATGACAACGCCCTCTGCGACGGGCGCGTGTGCGGTGGCCCAATGGGTCGAGATCTCGCTCACGTCCACCAGGTCCCCGCACTCGGGGCAGGGAAGGTTAGGCATCTTCGCCGCCCTCGACCACAGATCCGTCGCTGACGTGAACGTCATCTTCGGCTGGAACCTGTACCCCGTCCTCGGGTTCATCTTGTACGGGTTCGTCGTCACCAGCGACAGGTAGACCCGCGGCGATGGGGCTGAGGGCCGGGTGCCCAGGCGGAAGTGCCCACACCCAATATCCCGAACCACCGAAGCCAACGCGGACCTTCTCAATGCCGATAGCTTCCGCCGCATTCCTCACCGTCTTCCATGTGTGGCCCTCCTGAAGCATGTCCTCACGCAGCTCGTTCGACGGCTGCGGGCCGTCTGCAAGATACGTCGTCAGGGACGCCGCGGCCAGAGCCTTCTTCGGGCTGCTGTCCTCTGCGATTGACGGCATCGACCCTTCCAGGATTGCCTCCGCCGTCGTCTTGTCCTCGTCGTCCGTCACGATCAGCGACCCAGCCGAAAGCATCTGCGCGTTCTTTCCCTTGCCGATGACGAACTCGTGGTCCTCGACCTCGAAAGCCACCGCCTTGGGCCACACGTTCAGGTTGAACTTGGCCGTCGCCAGGAACCTCTCGTCGGTTCCCTTCGACTTCGACCCGAAGATGTAGACCGCGCGCGCAGCACCCGGCAGACCTCCACCGGACCCGCCGACCGCTCTCAGCGCGTAGCCCCCGGTGAAGTTCTTGACGACGTGGTGGATGAACACGAACGCCGTCCCGGTCTCGGCTGCCAGCTTCGACAGCGGCGACAGGACGGTGCGGACCTCCTGATCGTTGAAGATCGACACCCGCAGATGGGCGGCAATCGGATCCATCAGGAACAGGGCGGGCTTCATCTTCCGCACCAGCTCCTCGACTTGCTCGAAACCGTCCGGCAGGCCGTAGATCCCCTGCACGAACTCGATCTTCGTCAGGTCCGCGCCAGCCGCCTCGAACCGCGGCCGGACAACCTGCGCCAGCGGATCCTCCATGTTGCTGGAAATGACCAACTGGCCCGTCTTCGAGATGTCAGCGGCCAGATGCGCCGCGAACATCGACTTACCCTCACCCGGACGGCCAGCGACAATGCTGATCATCCCGCAAGGGATCCGACCTCGCCAAAGCCACTTGATCGCAAGTGGCTTCACCCGGTCTGCCCTCGTAATGTCCGTCACACGGACCTCCTACAGTTGTAGTGCCGGGACCTCCACCGCAGCGGGGGTCCCGGCATCACCCTTTGGGATAGGTGGTACGACACATTGTACACACATCGCAGACCCCGCGCCACCCCGATGTCCGGTCGTCGCTATACTGTGTGTACCCGATGGCGAAGCACACCGACAGAATCGACTTGAGAGTCCCCCCCGGCGAAAAAGAGGCCTGGATGATCGAGGCCGAACGCCGTGGCGACGAGCTTTCGCCCCTGATCCGCAAGGCGGTCCCCTTCTATTTGAAGGCTCACCCGCCGAAGCGGAAGCGGCGCAAGACGACTGCCTGAGTAAGCGTCGTCTTCCCTAGTCAGTAGGATCCCCGGCCATGCCAGGGAGTCCGAAAAAGCGGGAACGGCGCGAGCGGGCGCAGCACAACGGCGAAGTCACGTCGCCCCAGCCGATTGCGGAGATCCTGCCGGACGTGGTGGAGGACCTGAAGCCGAAGCGGAAGGGCCGCACCGCCGAGGAAATGCGCGAAATGACGCGCAAGCGGATGGAAATGGCGAAAACGGACCCGACGAAGCTGGGTGGCCGTCGCCGGAAGCCCCGAATCACCGAAATCGAGGCCGACGCCATCGCAAAGCTCGTTCCGAAGGCGATCCGGGTGCTGGAGGAGCAGCTCGACAGCGAAGACGAGACGATTCAGGCCCGCGCAGCCGTCAAAATCCTCGAATGGGGCAAGGGGAAGCCCGCGCAGTCGCTGAAGTTGGAGGGAGAGCAGCTTCACACCCTCCGATACGAGACTGTGGTGATGATTCCCGAGCATGTTGAGGAGATTGCAGACGCAGCCGAAGCATTTGACGAGATCTCCGGTGCCGAAGACGCCGATTTCGAGGTGATCGACGAGTGACAGACCTCGGCGTCAAGGTCGTCCGCGACACGTTCGTCCCGAACCAGAAGCAGATCGACTTTTGGGCCGAAGCGAACCACCCGGACGCTGAGGAGGTCCTTTTCGACGGCGCGATCCGTTCCGGGAAGACGCAGGGTGCCTGCAAGCTGATCGTCGCCTGGGCCTGGAAGTACGGTGGCCCCAACTGGAAGTTCGTGGTCATGCGGAAGACCTACCGAGAGCTGGCGGACTCCGTTCAGGCTGCTTTCTACAAGGGCGACGGTCGGATGCCCGCAGCCTGCCCGCCCGAGCTGATCGAGCGGTACTTGGCGAAGGACGAGACGCTGATCTTGAAGAACGGGGCGCAGATCCTGTTCCGTTCAGCCGAGAACGCATCTGAGGCGGAAGACAAGATCCGCAACGTCACCATCGCCGGGTTCTTCATCGACCAGGTGGAGGAGTTGACCGGAGCCGCGTACTTCCAGCTCTACGAGACGCTGACCAGTAGAATGAGCGACCCTCGCGGGCCTGGGAAGGCGCTGCTGGTCGCTAACCCAGGTCCCGAGGATCATTGGGTGTACAACCGCTTCGTCGATCCGCTGACGAAGGAGCCGCAGACCCGCCGCGTTGCCGTCTCCCTGATGGAGAACAGGCACAACCTCGACCCGAGGTACTACGCGCGGATGATGCGGCGCAAGGAGACGAACCCGATGTTCTTCCGGCGCTTCATCCTGGGCGAATGGGGCGCGTTCGGCGGCAAGCGGTTCCCTGTGTGGGATCCAGCCATCCACGTCTGCACCCCTTTCGAGATCCCGCAGTCCTGGGAGGTCATCCAGGCCATCGACTACGGCTGGAACCACCCGACCGCTGCCGTGTGGGTCGCCATCGACTTCGAGGGCCGCTGGTGGGTGGTCGCGGAGCACTACGAGCGCGAGAAGCCGGTTTCGTGGCATTGCGCCGAGATGCTGAAGCTGGAGCAGCGGCTGAACATCGCCCCGTCGTCGCGCTGGATGGACCCGTCCACCTGGGCGAAGCGTTCCGAGTACGAGTCCACCGCCTTGGAGTTCGCGGACTACGGCATCTTCGCTGCGCGCGCTCAGAACGAACGCTTGGGCGGCTGGAACCGGATCGACGAGATGCTGTCTGAGCGGATGGCCGACGGTTTCCCGCGGATGCGCTTCTTCGACACCTGCGCGAACGTGATCAGGGAGCTGCCGTCCGCGAAGATCAAGGAGGGCACCGACGACATCGAGAAGGAGAACGACGACGCTTTGGACGCGCTCCGCTACGCGATCATGTCGCGGATGCCGTCGCCCATCGAACAGGAAGAAGAAAAGCCCTATCTGGAGCGCCTTCTGGAGCATCGGCTCGACAAGGCCGTTCACCCGGAAGACCGCAATCTGCGGATGCTCTAGCCGACCGAAGGAGTACAGTCCGCGCCATGCCTGAGTTCAAGATCGTCCGCAACGCAGAACGCTCCCCGACACGGTGCTTCCTGTGTCACGACCACACCGGCCCGTTCGTGGATACGCAGATCGAAAACTCGGAGAATCCCGAGAGTGTGTACATGAACATCTACATCTGCGCGCCGAACGACAAGCGCAGCGGATGCGCCGGTCAGATCGCAAACCAGGCCGGTTTCGTTTCTGTACAGGAGGTCGAAAACCGTGAAAGAACGATCATGGAGCTGGAAGCCGAGATCCAGAGGCTCAAGAGCACAGAGTTCAGCTTCACCATCGAGTCTCAAACCCTCAACCCTGCCGAGCCTGCCAGACCCGTCAGCCTCACCAACTTCCACGAAGCCTGATGCCGATTCTGCCATTCGAGAGCGCAGTCCTTCACGCGAAGGTGAACCGGCACCGTCCGGCACCGCCGAGGCGTCCGTTGGGACCGCAGGGGATGCTGACAGCGCAGGGAGTGCCAGCGGTGGATCCGAACGCAGCGTGGACGAAGCTGGCGCGGCAGTTTCGGCCGATCAAGCGACCGATGATGGGAGGAACGTACTGATGTCGAAGGCAAAGCCGAAGGACAACGACTTCACCGACGCTGACAAGAGCGTCTACCAGCTCTACCGGAGCAAGGAGCAGTTCCGGGCAACGCAGATCGACCACAACTTCGAGGCATCCGACGGAGATCAGGAAGCAGCCGGTGACGCCGGTGACTTCCTCTGCTTCGGTGCGAACGGCGAGCTGTTCGTGAAGACCGCCGAGGAGATCGAGGCGTACCAGCCGATTGCCGATTCAGAGAGGGCGAAGGTCTGATGATCGGCGTCCTGCTTCTCTGCATCGCGTTCCTCTGCTTCCTGCTGGCCGCAGTCGGGCAGACGGTGCTGGACCAGCCGCCGCACGACCTCGTTGCCTGGGGTCTGGCCGCGTACATGTTGTCGATCATCGTCGGCGCGGCAGGCCCGTTCATCGCTCGTTACAACAAGGAGTAGCCGTGGGTCTGTACGACCGGAACATGGCGTCCACCGACAACCGCGGCTTCTGGAAGCGGTTTCGGGATCTGAGCAAGGGTCGGATCAAGCAGGGTCCTGTGGCGACCAAGCAGGACAGCCTGTCCACGTACACGGGGACCTTGAGAACGATGCACGGTCTTCAGAAGACCGGCATGTCCAGAGACGAGGCGAAAGGCGTCGTCGAGGGCGCGAAGAAGGCTGCGAACGCAAAGCCCCGGAGGGGCTGATGTGGATTCGTAGGAAGACGCTCGACCAGATCCAGCGGGATCACGCTCGCGAGCGCGCTGCCTGGGCAGCCGAGCGGCGTGAGATGCTGAACCGGATCATGTACATGGCCGACCGGCCGTGGATGCTTCCGGACTACGCAGTCAAGGACGAGCCGACAGAGGACGAGTTGGAATCCGACTTCACCTACCCTGAGCAGTTGGCGCTGACGTGAGTGCCCTCTACGACGAGCCAGCACGACTGGCCCAAGAGGGCACCAGCCCTGCCGACGACGAGCTTCTTACGAAGGTCCTTGACCGGCGCAAGCAGGGGTTGGACGAGCGGAAGAAGTACGAACCCACATGGCGGCTCTGCGAGAGCTTTCTCGCGGGCCGTCATTGGGTCGGATGGTCTGAGCGCAACCGGCGCGTCGTAGAGGAGCCGAACCCGCAGAAGCGGGAGCGCCACACCGTCAACATGATCGGCACCTACCACTCGACGGTGCTGGGGAAGCTGTACGTGGAGGAACTGCGTCCCGACGTGCTGTTCGCGGAGAACGAGGACGTGGACGCCGAGGAGATCGCCACCCACCTCCAGAAGACTTCGCGCTACCTGTGGGACACCGAGGTCGAAGCTGACAGCGAATGCTACGACCTGATCCACAAGCTTTGTACGTACGGGACATCTGCGCTGCGCTGCTACTTCGACCCGATGCAGGGTCCGGAGTTGGGCGAGTTCCCTGTCGGGGACGACGGCGAGCCGATCTACGACATGGCCGCGGCGCGCGAGTACATGGCGATGGCGATGCAGGCCGGGATCCAGCCGAAGATGAAGCCTGTCCGCGAGGGCCGCATCTGCTGGGAAGCCCTCGGCCCGCTGAACATCATCGTCCCGCCCGGTGTGGAGAAGGAACGCAACTTCCCCTGGCTGATGATCGAGCGCGCCGTCTGGTTGCAGGACGCGAAGGAGCGCTGGCCCAAGTCGGCCGGGAAGCTCCACGAGATGGATCTTCGCACCACCACGTCAGGGCGCGACCTGTCCGATGGGGCGCAGGGTGGCAGCCCGACGACGGCTGGGAAGCTGAAGGAACACACGCTGATCACCACCTACTACGAGATGCCGACCCCGAAGAACCCGAAGGGCCGCACCATCGAGTTCACGGAGTCCACGATCCTGTCGAAGACGGACCACCTGCCGTACATGCTGAAGGGCAGGCCGCACACCGGGATCACGTTCTTCCACTACAACACGGTGGACGGGCGCTTCCTCGGCAAGGGAGTCATCGAAGACCTGATCGGCCCGAACCGCCAACTGAACCGGGCGCGGTCGCAGAACATCGAGCTGAAGGACCGGAACCTCGGGCGCGTCTACGCGCGGAAGGGAACGCTGACCGAGGCGACGATGCCCACCGGCAAGATCATGGAACTGATCGAGGTTCCAATGCACGCGGAGTATCCGCAGGAGGTGGCTGGCGGTGGAATCGGGCCTTGGGTCCAGCAGGAAGCGGAGATCAACCACAACGACATGGAGCGTGTCGCGGGGCTGCACGATTCCTCGATGGGGCAGGCACCAGAGGGAGTTGAAGCGTTCAGCGCAATGGCGCTCCTCCAGCAGGCAGACGACCGGCGCGTAGGCCCGACCCTGAAGAACATCAGGATGGGCTTGTGCGACTCGCTGATGCTGACGCTGCACCTGGCGAAGCGGTACTGGCGCGACGAGAAGCGCATCGCCATCGTCGGCCGGGACAGCCAGGTCGAGGTCCACATCTACAAGAAGGCGGCGTGGCCGGACGAGTTCTACGTTCACCCGTCCAAGCAGTCGCCTCTGCCGACCTCCCCCGCTGCCGAAGCGCAGAAGATTTTTGACCTGTTCCACGCCGCCACGTCTGCTGGACAGCCGCTGCCTCCTGAGTGGCTGAAGGACAGCATCGACGCTGGCCGCCCGCTGGCGTTCCCGAAGCGCGAGGAGCAGGTGCAGCAGCGGAAGGCGGAGATGGAGCACTACTTCATGGCGCAGGGCGCGATGGTGCTGCCGGATCCGTTCGACGACGACATGATGCACCTGTCGATCCATCGCGCGTTCCGCTGGGACCTGGAGTACAGCGTCCGGTCGGGTGCTGCTGACGAGAAGACGATTGCGCTGCTGGAAGCGGTCCTCGCGCATGAGAAGGCGCACGTCGAGTCGGCTGCGATGAAGGCTCCTTCGGCGTCGGTCCCGTCCGCGCAGGGTGGCCGCGGCGTCGAAGCTCAGTCCGGGGAACACACGAACGCGAAGGGCGCGGCTCAGGCAACCTCGCAGGGGAACACCCCGCGCGCCCCGCGTGGCGTCCGGTAGCAACTCTACGATCCCGGCCATGAAGCGTTTTCTCGGTGACAAGACGGCGCAGATTCGCCACAGCGCCTCCCCCGGCGAGGAATGGACAGGTCCGTACACGATCTGCGGTGACGCCGAGGTGGATCACCGCCAGGGCTACTACGCCCTCACGCCGGACGGCAAGGAACTCCTGAAGCCGCTGCTGCGGCTCACCTGTGTGGACCTCACCCCAGGAGACTCGGAGGACGGCTCCTTCCAGATGGTCGTGTCGAAGGCAGGGCAGCCTCCTCTTGAAGCCGGTGAGAAGATCGTCTCCCTGGAACCCGACAACGTACACACCATCACTTCGGCCGCGGCTCAGAGGGAGAACCAGGATGACGATTGAGGCCGTGACCTTCAAGCCTGTCGTTTTCGAGCTTGGCAACTGGCACCTGTGCGAGGCAGCAGAGCTTCTGCGCCAGCCGCTACGGGATGCCGAGATGTGCCGCAAGCCGTTGGCGTCTCTCCGCAAGGGTTTCGACCTCTTGCTGATGGCCTCCGGGAAGTCCTCGTACCTGTCGCAGCAGTTCAGGAACGAGATTCTCGGCGGGACGGCCCACGCAGCCTCCGCCAACGCATTCTTCGGGCTGTGGACGACCACCGCTGGCACCGACATGGACGCCTACCACGGCGGCACCGCAGGCGAGGTCTCCGGTGGTTCCTACGCGCGTGTCTCGAAGACGAACAACACCACGAACTTCGCCGGGATTACGGGTGACGCCGCGAAAGTCAACACGACCGCGATCACCTGGACGACCGCCTCGGCCAACTGGAACGGCGGCTCGGTGATCCCGCAGCTTCTCGTCCTCGACGGGAACGCGGGCACCTCAGGAGACAACGGGCTGGTGTGGGCCGACTTCACCACCGCCAAGTCGGTGCTTCTCGGTGACACGGCTCAGATCAACGCCTCCTCGTTCTCCTGGACCGACGAGTAACAGGCTCTCATGGCGGTTTCGCGCCAGTCGATCACGCAGGGGCCAGCAGACGAGTTTACGACGCTGACGTGCAGCGTCACGGTCAACTCAGGCACGAACCGGCTAATGGTCGTATCGACTCACTGTGAAGACGCGGATGCAGTCATCTCGGCCATGACGCGCGACGGCCAGAGCTTCACGAAGCTCGCTGACACGCAGGCGACCACATGGTCGAGCGTCGAGTTCTGGTATCTGGTCGCACCGAATACCGGAACCAGCAGCGTTAGCTGCACCGTCACTGGAGCTGGAGCCGAGAGGGGACGCCTGGAGGTTTGGGTCTTCGACGGAGCGCGGCAAACGTCGCCGCTCCGCACCGCCTCAGAGTCCCATAGCGACGGCAGCAACGCCGCCCAGGTCATCGTTGCGGGAGTCGAGTCGGGTGACTACGTGATCGACGCCTGTGCATCAGATAGCACCCCACATGCCTTCACCGCAGGCGAGAATCAGACGGAGGACTACGACAACACGAACGGAGCCAGCGCCTCCTTCTGCATGTACGGGTCGCATCAGACCAATAGAGGCGGAGAAATGAGCGTCGTTTGGACTGGAGCATCGAATCCGTACTCGTACCTGGCGACAGCGGTGATCCCGGATGACTCTCCGGGCGTAGCAGTAGGCTATTCCCTGTTCCCGAAAGAGAAGCTGAGGATCTGATGCTGCTACTCGTTGGGCACGCCACCACCCCGGACGAGTTGGAAATCGTCACTGGGACCGCTGCCGACATCGACGTTCACGTCTCCCATGTGGACTCCTCCGATGCTGGCCCGCCCGTCCCGGAGAACCCGGATGCGACCAACACCCTGATCACGACGGCAACGACGACCGTGATCGCTACGGCTCCGACGAGCGCGTCGAAGGTGCGGAACGTCAAGACGGTCAACATTCGGAACCGGGACTCGGCTGACACCACTCAGGTCACGGTGCAGATCGACGCGAACTCTGCGGGCGCGAACGTCATCGAGCTGCACTCGGTCAGCCTTGCTCCTGGCGAGGCGCTGGAATACGTGGAGGGCGTCGGCTGGTTCAAGCTTGCCGCCAGTCCTGCGGCTCAGGTGGGAACGAACAAGCTGACCGGCTCCGACCAGGCGCTCGGCACCTCCGACACCTACCTGAACAACTCGGCGCTGCCGCTGACAGGAATCGGCGCACTCACGGTCGGCCGCTGCTTCCACTGGCGGTTCATCATCTCCAAGACCGCCGCAGGCACCGCTACCCCAATCATCATCGTCCGTGTCGGCACGGCTGGATCTACCTCTGACACCGCCCGCGTTACCTTCACCTGGGGTGCCGGTACTGCCGCAGTTGACCGCGGTGAGGTCGAGCTTGACGTGATGTTCACGGCCATCGGTGCCTCCGCTGTTCTTCGCGGAAAGGCGAACTGGACGACGAACCTCAGCACGACGGGATTGTCGAACGCGGTGAAGGCGTTGCAGCCTGCCGACTCGGGTACGTTCGACGCCACGGTCGCCAACTCGGTGATCGGATTGTCGTACAACGCTGGCGCGTCGGGCGCTCACACGATGGAGTACCTGTCCGCGTTCACGGATAACTTCTAGGCCGCCTCATGGCCGTCGGGATTTTCGATCCCACTCTTGAAGGCATCGGGTGGTTTGACGAGACGGCTTCCGCAGAGGGAGAGTTCGACCGTGACCTGATCGCCCCGTCAGGTGCGGGCGGCGTCGTCACCTTCGATGCAGTCGTAGCAGGTCAGTCAGTGGTCTCTGCCGATGTGACTCGGACGCGCGCACTGGATGCGCTCGTCGTCGGTCAGGCTGTCGTCGCCGCACAGACCGTGAATCAGCTCTCGCTGGGAGCACTGATCGCAGGGCAGGCATCTATCTCGGCTGCGCTGGCGAACACGATTGCCTTGGCAGCCACCGTGGTCGGGAACGGCGTCGTCACCGTGGATCTGATTCGGGTGAAAAACATGGACGCCACCGTGGTTGGTCAGGCGACCGTCTCTGCCGATCTGGTTCGCACCATCGGGTTGGCCGCGTCCGTGAACGGTCAGGGGATCGTCACCGCTGACATGTCACGGACCGTTGACTTGGCGGCCACCGTTCAGGGGATCGGCACCGTCGTCGCAGACATCGTGCGGCAGATCTCGCTGGTGGCTCCGGTGCAGCCTGCCGGGTCGTTCGTCACCGTGGACATCGACGTGACCGCGGGCGGCTCCACCGTCACTTTCGATGCGGCTGTCGCCGGTCTCACCATCATCGCCACCACCCTGGATCCGATCCGTGGGATGGACGCAGCGGTGGTCGGTCAGACCACGGTGGCCGTCTCGATGGCGAACGAGAAGGCACTCGCTGCCGCCGTCGCGGGCATCGGCACGATCAGTGTTACGCTCGACTCGCCTGTGACTTCGGTGACCTTCAACTTGAAGCCTCTGTGGGACGAGACTGTCATGTTCGGCTCTGACATCTGGTAGTCCGTCCGACCGCATCCCCACACTAGTCGGCATATGGCTCGTTACGCGCTTGCAGAACGTAAATCCGGCGAGGACTCGCAGGCTGGTTCCACTTCAGCCAACAACACGACGAGCGCAACTCTCACGCCGCCGAAGTCTGCGACGGGCTGCTACCTCCAGGCTTCCGGTACTGCCGGTGATGGTGCCTGGGTTGTTTTCGACGGCACGACACCCTCCGCAACCAACTCGTTGGTGATCCCGGTTGGCGCGATGCCCGTATTCTTCCCGCTCGTTCCCCGCATCGGTTCGGACCTGATCTTCCGGTCGAGCCATGCGGCGAACGGTGTAACCCTCACGGCCCTTTGGGTCGAGGAAATCTCCTGAGGAGCTGAGATGGCACTGACAGTCACCACGGTCAAGAAGAACGTGGTCGGGAACCAGCGCGAGTGGATCGGGGACATCACGTTCGACTCGTCGTACCCGACTGGCGGAGAGCTTTTCGAGCCGTCCGATGTGGACCCGGCGTACGCGAAGATTTCGCAGTCGGTGTTCTTCATCGTGCTGTGCGCGATCAACGACGCGACCATTGCCGACTACCGGCAGGTCGTGTACGACCAGACGAACAAGAAGTTGCAGGTCTTCACCGCCATCAACACCGAGGCGGGTAACGGCACCAACCAGTCGGCCGTCAACATTCGCGTTCTCGCCAGATACGGAGCAGGAATCTGATGAACGAAAACGATCTGATCGCTGCGGGCCTCGCCACCTACTACGAAGGTCGGCTCATTCCGATCATGCGTGGTGGTGAAGTGGTCGAAGGGGAAGAGCCTCCGCCCGAGTCAGAGCCGGACGCACCGGAACCCGACGCTCCCGAGCCGGAGGCGTTCGCGCTTTCGCAGGAGCAGTGGGATCAGGCGCAGGAGGCACTCAGCCAGATCCCGAATCTGGCCGCGTACCTTCAGCAGATGCAGGCGGCGAACCAGCCGCAGGAGCCGCAGGTTGACTTCGCAGAGGAGTACGACCCGTTCGACCCGGAGTCCGTGAAGCGGATGATCCAGGCCGAAGCACAGGCGCTCCTGGCCGAGCAGCTTGGGCCGTACCAGGGTTTGCTGGGCATGATCTCGTCCGACAAGGGCGAGGAGCTGGCAAAGGCAGAGCTGGGCCGGATCGAAGGCGAGGTCGGATCGTTCGACCACGACATGGCCTTCATGGTCGGTTCCGGGTTCTTGAACGACGAAGGTGTGGATCCTGCACAGGCGCTTCAGCAGGCTGCCACCATGACCCGCGATTTCGAGCAGCGCATCCGCTCGGAAGAGCGTGCGAAGGTGGAGCAGGAGATCAGGGAACTCGGAGGTGCCCCTCTTGAGACTCCCGTTGGAAACTCGGCACACGAAGGGGAGGAAATCCCCACCGGGCCGGGGAAGTACGCCACCGCAATCGAGCGCGTCTTGGAGAGGCGTAACCGCTCGACAATGCCGGTCGGCTGATGTCGTCCGACGAGTGAGGTAAAAGGAGCACCAGAATGGCAGACGTAAGAGGACCAGATACCACGACTTCGTGGGCCGAGCTGATGCGGGAGGCCAAGGGTCCTCTGCAAGAGGCCATGAAGTTCAAGACCGTCCTGCTCTCGGAGATCAAGCGTGACAAGTCTCCGAAGCGGTGGAGTGGTCGCCACGTCACCGTCCCGATCTTCGCAGCGCCGCAGCAGGGCGCAGGCGGAATGACCGAGACTTCGACGTTCAACGACACGATCAACGTCGATGTCGAGCAGGCCCGCATCCTCTCCGGGATCGTTGGCCTGCCGATCACGTTGTCGTCCCAGGTGCTGAAGCAGGCCGTCGGTGACGAGAACGTGTGGGCCGAAGCTCTCCCGACGAAGCTGGAGCGCGCCGAGGATGCGTTCGGTCGCGTGATCAACGAGATGATGACCGGCTTCGATGTCGCGTCTCAGGGCGGGACCGCCCTGCTTCGCGCAGTCCAGGGCAACGTGGGTGCCTCCGGTGGTGCAACGCAGACCATCAACGTCGGCACCGACGCAAACTGGCACCAGTTCTACGTGGGCCGCGTCGTGGACGCGCTCGTCCGCACCACGGGCGTTCGTGTCTCAGGCCACACGCAGCCGGTCGTGATCACGCTCCGGGTGAAGTCCACCGGGCTGATCACGGTGAAGAACATCGACGACACGAACACGTCGTTCGCCACCGCCTCCGCCACGGATGGTGTCTACATCCAGGGGTCGTACGGCAAGGCCGTTCAGGGAATCGGTCAGGCTGCCGCTCGTACGGGCACCTTCGAGAACCTCGACAAGGCCGCGCTGGAGATCTGGCAGGGCATCGACGGTCGTGACGGTTCGACCACTCCGGTGGATCCGTCCATCGCCGTGTTCGACACCGCGGAACGGCTCGTCAGCGAGATCCGGGGCAAGACGCCGGACTTCTACCTGACCGATCCGGCCGTCGTGGACAAGTACACCCAGGGGCTGACGGTTCAGGCTCGCTGGGCAGGTGAGGATGGTCAGCTCAAGTCGGGTTGGACGGGCGTGAAGTACCGCAACAAGCTCCTCGTCCCGGACTACGACATGAAGATCAAGACCTCCGTGGGCGTGCAGTTGGAGGACTACACCCTCTACACGCTGGACGACGGGCCGGATTGGGACGAGTTGGACGGCAACATGTTCCGGCGCTTCTCCCGGTCGCTTCCGGTCGAGGCGTGGCTGGTGTGGTACTTGCAGCTCGGGTTCCACATCTGCAACGGCACCGTGGAGGTCGGGGCGCTCAACCAGGCCTCGTAAGTCTCCTAGCCGAGAACATCGACGCCCCCCCGTTGGCCGCACACCGGGGGGGCGTTGCTGTCTTCTGCCCCCGTTACAGTCCACACATGCAGTCCTACCGCTACGGCGCACTCACCATCGTGGAGCAGGCTGGCGACAAGAACGCTGTCCAGCGCGACCTCCAGCAGATCGACCCCAGGTTGTTCCTGGAGAAGCAGTTGACGCTCGACAACCAGGAGGTCTGGTGCGTGATGTGCCAGCTCGACGGGGACCAGCCTCCCCTCTGCGTTTTCGAGTGGCGCGACCCGGACACGAACGAGGCGATTCCGGTGCTGTCGTCGGGGATCGTGAACCGGATGGCCCGGATGGAGCGCGACCCGATTGCTCTCAGCCGTCGTGTTCACGCGCAGAACGAAGCCTTCAAGCTGAAGCAGCGCGAGAAGTTCTCGGAACACGTCCGTGGCTTCGCAGAGATGCAGGCCCGGTCGTTCCGGTCTCACATCGTTCTCCCGCGCAGCCCTGGCCTGGTGATGGCACGTCGTAGGCAGCGGCGGGCGGGCCACAACGTATGACCTTCCTCGACATTCAGAAGGCGGTCATCCTCGCGCGCTGGTCGCCGGACATGCTCCCGACGATCAAGCGGTGGATCAACCAGCGGTACGCCTGGTTGTGGTCGCAGCAGGAGTGGCCGTTCAAGAAGAACGCGCTCGCCAACCTGACGGTGACGGCGGGCGACAGCACTCCGACGATGCCGACCGGGGTGACGGTCGTGAACCGGATCTACAACCAGTCGGGCACCGAGGTCTTCTACCTCACGCCGGACCAGTTCGACGATCTCTACACGAACCAGCCGAACACCGGGGTGCCCGCCAACTGGACGATGATCAACAGCCAGGTGTATCTCGGCCCGACACCCGACGGGGCGTACACGTTCAAGATCGCGTACGAGTCTCGGATGACGCCGCTGGTGGCGAACACCGACACGCCTCTGATCCCGTCCGAGTACCACAACATTCTGATCACGGGTGCCCTCTCCGCAGGGATGCGGGAGGAAGGGGACCTGAAGTGGATGCAGGTCGAGTCCGAGTTCCAGATGCTCTACGACGCGATGGTTCAGGAGTTCCTGCCCCCCGACCGCGGATCGCCTCGTCAGTACGGCCGCGACGACCTCTGATCGTCCGGTAGCAGCCCTATGCTTCCCACCAGATGAACCGTGCCGCCCTTGTAGCCGAGATTCTCAACCAGGGCTTCGATCCTGGGCAGGACGTGGCTCACGCGCGCCGGTGGTTGGACTCCGCGTACGGCTGGGTGTGGAACGCCGCCGAGTGGGAGTTCCAGCGGGTCGGGCCGGTCGTGATGGCTGTGACCACGGGCGACGATACCCCGGCGCTTCCAGCCGATTACGGCGACAGCCTCCGCATCTTCGACAACACCGGCAACTACCTGGAGCCGCTCGACCCGGACATCTTCGACATGATCTACATGCCGGGTCTGATCGCAGCCACGACCGGAACGCCCATCGCCTGGAAGATGGAGAACCGGATCGTCTATCTCGGCCCAACGCCTTCCGGTAACTCCAACTTCCGCATCGCCTACAAGCGCCGCCTCGCCCACTTCCTCGCTGACGGTTCAACAGTGACGGCAGGGCCGATGGTGCTGGACACCTCACAGCCTCTGTGGGAAGCAAGCCACCACATGGTTCTCGTTTACGCAGCGGCCATGATCGGTCGCGCGATCCGTGGTGAAGCTCCTGACACCGGGTCCAGTGTCGCTCTGCGCCAGATGCGCGACGACACGATCACCGCCATGATCGCTGACCTCGGCATCCCTCCGATCAGGGGTGAGTTCGGTCGGGCTGATCGTCCGCCCGCGATGGCCTAGGAGGTCTCTTGACCTACAAGGAAATCCAGGACGAGCTGATCGCCTACCGCTTCGACGAGACTCAGCGCACGTACATCAAGAGGTCGATCAACCACCGCTACCAGATGATTTGGGGGGCGGCACCGTGGGCGTTCAAGCTGCCGCTCACCGCGAACGTGACGGTGACCACCGGGTCGCAGTCGGCTCCGGTCGCAACGGTCAGCGCCGACGTGCAGCGGATCCTTCAGGTGTGGGACACCGCAGGGAATCCGCTGGAGTACATCGACCCGATCATGCACCAGAACATGTTTCGCGCCTCCGCGAACGCTGCCCCCACTCACTGGTCGGTCGCAGGCGGGTCCGAGTTCTCGATCATCCTCGGGCCGACGCCGAACGCGACCGTCACCTACACCTGCATGTACGAGCGGAAGATCGCGCGGCTCGTCGCTTCCGTCGTCACGTCCGGGCTGATGTCTGCGGACGCTGACGTGCCGATCTTCAACGACGCCTTCCACTACCTGCTCGTCGTCGGTGCCGCAGCCACCTCGCTGAAGCTGGAGAACGATGCGACCGGGCAGCTCTTGGAGGAGGAGTTCCAGATCGGCCTGAAGGCGATGATCGAAGCTGTGGCGCAGCCGATGCTCCCGCTCAACTACGCGGGCATGAGCAACCTGGGGGCGTAATGGAGACCGCTCTCCTGGAAGTCTTCAACCGCGGCCTCGATGTGGTCAGCGGCCCAGGCCAGTTGCAGCAGGGCTTCACACAGGACGCCATCAACATGACCGGATTCGGGAACGGGGTGCAGAAGCGCCTCGGTGCTGAGTCGATGGGTCCTCTCACCGCGACCGGCAGCTACATCTACTGGTCGGAATCGGAGAACCGGCTCTACAGCTTCGAGGGCGACAGCCTCTATTCGTACCTGGTGTCCTCCGATACGTTCGTCAGCCGCACTCTCGTCCACGCTTTCACAGGCGGCGGCAACCTGTACCTCGCAGATTTTCTGGACGATGTTGTTGGTGTACACACAATCGACGGGGTGTTCACGGTCACAGGCGACACCTACGCGCTGAAGACCGCCGCCGTCGTCGGCAACGTGCTCGCGGTTTGGCAGAACAAGGTGTGGGTGACCGGCAACGGAGGCGTCCGCGTCTACTGGTCGAACGCAGGCACCGCTGCCACCTGGACGACCGCCACCGATTTCGTTGACATCAGGGAGATGGACGACACCGAGAACATCGGGATCGGCTCAGGCAACGGCATGGACGTGGTGGGGCGTACCGGCCTGCTCGTCTGGAAGTCGAACTCCGTCTACAGGATCAACGACTCCGAGACCGGCGCGTACACCACCGTCGATGGCTATCACGGCGCAGGCGGCAGGGACGCGATGACCTCGTACGCCGGGGTGATCTACGTCTGCAATCGCTCGGGTGTCTACGTCGTCACCGAAGACGGCTTGAGGTTGATCAGCGTCTCCATCGACCCGTTGTGGGCTGACAACGCGGGCTTCGCTTCGTCTGGCAACTGGCACGCATGGTTCGCCTGGGGCCGCGTTTACTTCACCCGCTCGTCCATCGGCGGCGGCGTGTCTCCGTTCATCTACGAGTACGTGCCTGAAACCGAGGGGTGGTGGGTCCACTCGCTGAACGACGGTGGGACCGCTCGCGGTGTCATCTACGTGACGGTGACCCCGGCAACGGGTGGCGCTCAGACCGCGGGTGCCTACATTCTCGACAGCGGCGGCACGAAGATGCTCCGCATGTGGAAGACGCAGCAGGAGGTCACGACGTTCTCCATCGCCACCAAGGACTACGTGTCGGCGTTCAACGGCACTGGCGGCACGAACGTCTCCGCCCGCTACCTGACGCCGTGGCTGCCGTTCGCTCTCGACAAGGTGCGGGTGCGGCGCTGCATCATCGACGGCTGGTCGGCTGCGGCCACGTTCGCCGTCGCCAAGGACTTCAGCACCACCACTGAGGCTCGCGCAGCCCTGACTGTGACAGGGGACCCTGGCTTCACCGAGCTGCACTCGCTTGGTGTGATGCGCGCAATCTCCTTGGACATCAGGTCGGCTGGCTCCGGGTCGAACCAGATCGTGATGGCACCGACCGGGGTAACCCGGTTCACGTCTGAGACTCACATCAACGCGATCCGCTTCGACTACATCAACTTGGGCCGCGCGTGACAGCCAATCCAGCAGACGATCTCCGCGGCATCCAGGGTGCGATGGGCAAGGAGGGCATGGATCGTCCCATCGCGTTCGGGACAGCAGCGGCTCGGCCTGCCGCGAACATGATCACCCCCAACAGCTTCTACTTCGCCCTCGACACCGGGGCCATGTCGTTCTCGGACGGGTCCACCTGGACGCCCGTTGGTGGCTCCGCTCAGTTCACGACGGGCGACTACAAGATCAGCGCGCAGACGGCCAATCATGCTGACCCGGCAGGAGGCACCTGGTACATCTGCGACGGATCAGCGACGGTCGGTGCGCCTCTGATCGCCCTCGTCGGTGCGACCCTGCCGGACGCGCGTGGCCGTGCCCTGACGATGAAGGGCACCCACGCTGACGTTGACGCTATCGGTGACAACGACGGAGTAACGCTCGCGTCCCGCCGCCCGAAGCACAACACCAGCGTTCTCACGAACCCGACGATCAGCCGTACGGTTGACACGACTATGAGCGATCCGGGCCACTCACACGGATTGCCAGATGTGGTGTACGCAGGCAACCAGGGTGCGTACTCTGGCACGACAACGCCTTACGGCAACTACCCCGGATACCTGGGTGCGACCAACGGACAGATCACCGGCATCACTCTCGGCCAGCCTCAGTTCGGTGCCAGCGGTGGTGCGTATGGTCCGGGTGGCACCGCCGCGACAGATCAACCCTCATACGTGGTCCCCGGAAACCTGTTCGTCCACTCGTAAACGTCCGGTCGGGAGGGCATGATAGGGCCGTGGCAGCCCCGACCTACAGCAAGTACTCGTTCTACAGCCCGGTAGCTCCGAAGCCGAAGCCTGCGGCTCCTAAGCCCGCTGCGCTCCCACCGGCAGCACCGCCGTATGAGGGCTTTCAGCCTGCCACCGAGTTCCCGGAAAGCAGACCAGCTACAAATCCTGTAGCGGGTGCGCCGGTGTCGGTCGGGAACGAACCCGGCTTCACGACTCCTCAGACCGCTCCGGTGCAGGCACCTCCCCCGCCTGGGCCGAAGCCCATCGACTACTCGGCCGACCCGTGGCTCCAGCGGTTCATGCTCGGTTACAACTCCGACGAGGACAAGGACAAGGCGTCCGCCCTCGCGGAGCAGAAGCGCCTGCTGCTCGGGTTCGGATCGAAGGAGCTGGCGGCGAAGCTGCTTGGCGCTGACGACCCGTTCGTGAACACGATCAGCGACGACCCGAACTCGTCGTTCTCGTTGCTGGCGAACATGAAGCGGGCGTACGATCAGACCGTCAGCCAGACGGAGGGCGTCCTGAACAAGAGCAACCTGTTCTTCGGCGGCCACCGTGGGAAGGCGCTGGGAGAGTTGGCGACCGGACACCTGGGCGACGTGAACGAGGCGACTGTGGGGATGGAAGGGCAGTTCAACGCGATCCGCGATGCGCTGCTCGGCC